GGGCCGACCCATCACCAGCAGATGGACGCGGCGCTGGGAAAAAGCACCAGGGCGACCACGAAGAAGATGCGCCCCAAGGACCGGCCGCTCGCGAACGACTTCGTCTCGGACGAGGCCTTCGCAGCCATGCTGCGGGCGTGGTTCGGGAACATCCGTCGCGTCCTGCTGCCGGGCCGGGCGTTCTACATCTGGGGCGGGTACAGCAACATCTGGAATTACCCCAACGCCCTCCGCGAGTCGGAGCTGTACTTCTCGCAGATGATCATCTGGGTCAAGGAGCATCCGGTCCTGACGCGGAAGGATTTCATGGGCAACCACGAGTGGTGCTTCTACGGCTGGAAGGAAGGCGCCGCCCATCGCTTCTTCGGCCCCGCCAACGCCACCGACGTCTGGTCGGTCAAGAAGGTCACCCCGCAGGCGATGGTGCACCTGACGGAGAAGCCCGTCGAGCTGGCCGTCCGCGCGATTCAGTACTCTTCGCGGCCCGGCGAGAACGTCCTGGACCTGTTCGGGGGGAGCGGATCGACGCTCGTCGGATGCGAGCAGACCGAGCGGCATGCCTTCCTGATGGAGATCGACCCGCTCTACTGCGACGTGATCGTTCGCCGCTGGGAGGCGTTCACGGGGCGGAAGGCAAGCCGGATTAAAAAACCCCGGTCCGCATCGGGGCCGGGGCGAAACAGGGGAAAGGCGAATGCTACCTGACCCGCTCGAATTTCCCGCGTTCGACTTTGCGGAACCGGCTGGCGTCTCCCTTGACGGAGATCTCGCGGAGGATGGCGGAGTAGATGGTCGCCGCCGGCGTCTTGCCGCCCGTCTGCCAAAGGCCTTGGGAAAGCATCCGCTCGACCATTTCCTTGGTGTTGAGCGGGCCGCCCGCCTCGGCAAGCACCTGCGCCGCGGCGTCCAGGCCGCTGGCCTTGCGCTGCTGCTTTTCCTTTTTCCCGTCCGCGGCCTTGGGCCTGGCGGGTCCGGCCGCTTCGCTCGGAATGTCGGGAACCGCCTTGGGCTTCCGCCGGGCTTCCCATCGTCTGAGCGTCTCGCCCCCGCCCTGGATCGCGTCCATGCTGACTTTGACCGTCTTGCCGCTGGGCAGGACGGCGGCTTCGTATCGCCCATGTCCCAGCGACTTGTCCATCCGCGCCGGCAGCCACGAGCCGCCGATCTTCACGCTGTACACCAAGCCGATTTGAATCCGTCGCTTGTCCATCTCGATTCTCCTTGTGTTGGGCCCGGCGACGCGCCGGGCGTTTTGTCAAAGTCCGATCTCGTCGAGGAGGGTGCTGTACCGATCGCCGAGTCTTTCCAGCAGTCCCTCGGCGAAGGCGGCCACCTCGTCGTTGACCTTGTCGTCCGCGGTTCTCACGGTCCCGTGCAGGTGCGCCGCGATGGCGACCAGAGCCTTGACGCTGAGCCGCTCGCGGAGCGCGTCGAAGAGGTCCCGCTCGTCGTTTTCCGGCACGGTGACCTTGCGGCCGTTGCCCGCGTCGTAGCGGGCCCGCCGTTCGATCCAGCCGGACGCACGGAGGAACGCCCTCCAGGCCTTTTCGTCCATCGGCTGATGGACCTCGGACCGGCCCGGGGTGATGACGCGCCACAGATTCCGGTCGATGTCGTCGCGGTAGATGCACAGGCCGCGAACGCCCATCTTGCGCCCGATCTCCGCAGCCTTCATCGTGGTCAATGTCTTGCGTTTCATGGTGCTTCTCCTTTCGTGGTTCGTTGCCAGGTTCACGAACCCATGAGGCCATGGAATCCGCGAACAGCCAAGGGAATCCCTGCGAAAACCGGCGAAAGCATGCATGTTTCATGCTTTAGCGGGGCAAAGGCTTATGGTGACTGACGGGAAATCTTTCGGAAGAACTTCCAAAAAATCCGCCGCGCCCGGGCCGGAACGGCTCGACCCGGCGGCGCTGACGGTGGCGCAGGCGGCAAGGTTGTTATCGGCAGCCGGAGCGGCCGCGACGGAACAGGCCATCGGGAGGCACCTGGCAGATGGAGCGCCGGCGACGGCCGGCGCGGACGGGCAGCCCCGGATCAACCTGCTGCACTACGCGGCGTGGATGATCCGGCGGCTGGAGACGGAATGACAAGCGGGGGCGCTCCCAGGCACGGGACGCCCCCAGGGCACAGACGATCCCTTGATTGGAGTCTGCACCATGGCGAAGGTACGATCCGCCCGGCAGGCAGGCAAATCGGCCGCGGCGATTTGTGATACAAAAAAACGCGTCAAAAAATCATCCCCAAAAATCGCCGTGCGGGACCTGACGTTGGAGGACGCCGAGACGCCGCGGACCGCGCCGCAACTGGCGGCGCTGCTGGCCGACAGCGGCGCGGGGACCGTCCCGGCCGAGACGATCCGGCGGCACCTTCGCGAGGGGGCACCTGCCGATTCCCGCGGCCGGATTTCCCTGACCGCCTACGCCGCCTGGTTGCTGGTCCGCCTGGGCGACTCGCACGCGAATGAGCGGAAGTGAGCACTTTTGCGGAAAAGTGAGCACACACCGACCACGGACCTCAGGCGGCTCACGCCCGCCGAGACGGTCCGGCTGTTGAACAGCACGCCGCTGGGCGCGGTGCTGTCCTCGGCGGCCCTCCGCGCCCACCGCGACGCGGCGGGGCTTCGGATCGCCGCGGCGGGCGACGGGCGGCGCGTGGACCTGCCGCGCTACGTCGCGTGGCTGTTCGACCGGCTCGTCGCCGCGGAGTCCGCGCCGCCGGCGCCGTCGGCGGCGGACCGCTACCTCGAGGCGAAAAAGAAACAGGCCGAGCGGAACCGCGCCGCCACCAAGGCCGCCCAGGACGTCGGCCCGATCCCCGACGTGGCGGACTGGCCGCGCCGCCTGGCGGCCGTCGCGAGCCTCCGGACGTTCTGCGAGACCTACGCGTCGGCCGCGTTCTGCTGGCCCTGGTCGGACGACCACCTCAAGGCGATCGAGATCCTCCAGGACGTCGGCCGCAACGGCGGCATGTTCGCGCTGGCCATGCCCCGCGGCGGCGGCAAGACCACGCTCGCCCGCTGGGCGGCCCTGTGGGCCGTGCTGGCCAACCTGGTCGACTACGTCTGCGGGATCTCGGCATCCGAGACCCGGGCCGTCCGGCAGCTGCTCAGCCCGGTCAAGACGGTCATCATCGAGAACCGCAAGCTGGGCGAGGATTTCCCGGAGGCGATCCTGCCGCTGCGCCGGCTGGAGAATTCCTCCAAGCGCCAGCTCCAGCAGCACGTCAACGGCCACCTGACGCACGTGCGGTGGGAGGACGACCGGATCGTCTTCCCGTCCGTCCGGCCGGAGGACCTGCCGGCGTCGTTCGCCCAGCGCGGCGTCAAGCCGGCGGCCTGGGGCGCGGTCTACAGCGTCGACGGCCTGGACGGGGAGATCCGCGGCCACCAGCACGAGCGCCCGGACGGCACGGTCATCCGGCCCCGGATGGTCCTGCTGGACGACCCGCAGACGCGGCGGAGCGCCCGCTCGAGCCTCCAGACCGATTACCGGCTGGAGCTGATCAACGGCGACGTCCGCTACCTGGCCGGGCCCGGAGAGACCGTCGCCGCAGTCGCGCTGGTGACGAAGATCTACGAGTCCGACCTGGCGGACCGCCTGATGAACCGCGACGCCAGCCCGGACTGGCAGAGCCTCTGCACGGCGTTCCTCACGAAATTCCCCGACAACCTGAAGCTCTGGGAGGAATACTGGGACCTCCGCCGCGGGCGCGGCTCGGCGGGAATCCGCGATTCAAACCGCTACTACAAAAAACGACGCGCCGACATGGACGCCGGCGCGTCGGTCTCGTGGGTGCACGCCTACGACCGCCGGACGGAGCTGAGCGCCATCCAGCACGCGATGGACCTGTTCTTCGCCAACCAGGCGACGTTCTGGTCCGAATACCAGAACGCGCCGCGGTCCGAGCAACTCGCCGACGCCGCCCTGCGCCCCGCCCAGGTGGCCGCGAAGCTCAACGGACGCCCGAAAGGCCAGGTCCCGCAGGCGGCGGCCCACCTGACCGGCTTCGTGGACGTCCACGACGAGCTGCTGTTCTGGTGCGTGGTCGCCTGGGAGTCGGACCTGACGGGCTGCGTGATCGACTACGGCACGCACCCCCGGCAGTCGCTGCGGCGGTTTACGCTCCGCTCGGCGCAGCAGACGCTCGGCCGGGCCACCCCCGGGCGCGGGACGGACGCGGTGATCCGCGCCGGGCTGGAGGGCCTGGTGGCCGAGCTGCTGCGGAGGGAGTTCCCCCGCGCCGGCGGCGGCGTGATGCGGATCGGGCGGCTGCTGGTGGACATGGGCTACAAGCCGGAGATCGTCGAGGCCGTCAAGCACGCCGTCGGCGGCGAGACGATGTGGCTGGCCAAGGGCGTGGGCATCCGCGCCGCGCACCGGCCGATGAGCGAGTACCGCCGCAAGCCGGGCGAAAGTTTCGGCTGCCACTGGTACATCCCGAACCTCTCCGGAACGCGCGAGTTCCGCCACGTCGCGGCGGACGTGAACTACTGGAAGAGCCACGTGCACGGCGCGCTGGCCGCGCCGCCGTCCGAGCGCGGCGGCCTGACGCTCTGGGGAAAGAACGCCAACGAGCACGAGCTGTTCGCCGAGCACGTCGCCGGCAGCGAGACCTGGGTCGAGACGGCCGGGCGGGGCCGGAAGGTCCACGAATGGCTGCTGAGGCCCGGCGCGCCGGACAACCACTGGTTCGACTGCCTGGTGGGCTGCGCGGTGGCGGCGAGCATGCTCGGGGCCGCCGCGCCGGGCCAGGAGACCCGCGCCGTCCGCCAGCGGAAGCGCTACACCCAGGCCGACCTGCGGAGGAGGTCGTAATGGCGGCTCGGAAAAAATGGGACCCGGCGGAATCGCAACGCGGCCTGGAATGCCCGCGCTGCGGCTGCCGCCACTTCCACGTCCTCTACACCCGCGCCCTGCCGGGCGGAAGAATCCTCCGGCGCCGGCAGTGCCGTTACTGCGGCGCGCGGGTCAGCACCTATGAGCAGGAGATTGAGCGTGAACCCAAAGACGGACAACCTGACGACGGATGCGTTGATGGACCTCGATGAGCTGGGCCGGGAGGTGCTGTTCAGCCTTCCGTTCGGCGGCGGAGGGCCGAGCCTGCACGAGCTGGCGGACGAGCTGCTGGAGGACCGCTCGCCTCGCGGCCTGGCGGCGGTCCGAAGGGCGCTGGCGGCCGTCGAACTGGCCGCGGGGCTGGAGCGCCGGACCGGCATGGATGCGTTCGGGCTCGCCGGCGTGCCGATGTATGCCTTGCCGCGGGCGGCCCGGCGGCGCGTGCGGACCTTCGCGGCGCTGCTGGGCAAGAAACAGGGAACCGGGAACATTAGAAAACCCCTTGCCCCTCTCCCTGGAAGGGAGAGGGCGGGGAGAGGGTGATTCAGGTTCCGCGTTCCAGGATACGAACCATGAATACGATCGTCATCCCGCACCGGGACCGACACGCGGCGCTGGCCCGCTGCGTCTGCTCGATCCTCTGGAGCGCCCTGGAGTGCGGGCCGCCCTGGACGGACCCGCGCGCCTGGGAGATCCTCGTGATCGACAACGGGTCCGGGCGGGAACCTTATCCCTACGACTACCTGGTGGGCAGCGGCCGCGTCCGCGTGGTCCACGACGAGCGCGAGATGCCGGTCTTCAACAAGGCCGCCCTGCTGAACGTCGGAATCGATTGCGGCGGCGACGTGCTGACGTTCCTGGACGCCGACGCGATCGTCGGGCCCCGCTGGATTCGCGCCGTCGAGGCGCTGGACGACCCGGCCGTCACGCTGCTGGCCTACCGCGTCCGGTACCTGCCGCCCGGAACCGACCTGCCGGACCGCGACTCCTGGCGGGCGCTGTTCGACCCGGCGGAATACGAGCGTCATCCACGGGCCTACGAGGCCTACGGCCGCGCGGAATACAACCCCAAGGTCGCCCCCGCCGATCCGGCGTCGATCGCCACGGTCCTGGGCAACAGCCAGTTCTCCCTCCGGCGGGACATGCTGCGCGCCCTGGGAAATCTCCGGTGGGACGAGGCGTTTGTAGGCCGCGGCTGGGAGGACCTGGACATGCTGCGGCGCATCCGCCGGGCCGCGGGCGACGCCTATCGCGGCGCGATCCGCACCGACCCGGCCTCCTGCCTGTACCACGTCCGGCACGACTACCGCCCGGACTGGCGGACTCCGGACGCCGAGCGGGCGAACCGGCGGAGATTTTTTGAAGGGGCGGACCCTCACCCCAACCCCTCTCCCTTGAGGGAGAGGGCGGGGAGAGGGTGTTGATAAAAATCTGTCAGGATATGAACGACCATGATCACGAACGTCGTCACGTTTCACGCCGACCCGCCCGGGCAGGATTGGTACGCCGAGCGCGCGGCACGGTTGGCGAAGGACTGCGCCGTCCACGGGATTCCCTGCTGGGTCTTCCAGGCCGAGCATGCGGGCTGCTGGCAGGACACCTGCCTGCTGAAGCCGCGCATCATCCTCCAGGCCCTGCGGGATCTTCGGCGGCCCGTCCTGTGGGTGGACGCGGACAGCAGCGTCGTCGGCCCGCTGGACGAACTGGACGTCCTGATGGGAAACACCGACGTGGCGGCCGTGCGCCAGCAGCTGCCCCGGAAAGACCTTCCCGTGCTGGCGACCGTGCTGTGGTTCAACTGCACGCCGGCGGCGGTGCGGTTCCTGGAGGGCTGGGCCGCGGCGGTCGAGTCGGCCGACAACTGCTCCCCGGACCACGACGTGCTCTGCCGCCTCTGGCAGGCCGACAGGGACTTTCTTCGGCTCAAGGAACTGCCGCCGAACTGGTGCTGGCTGCCGGGCCGCGGGAATCCCGTCGGCGCGCCGAAGATCCTCTTCGGCCTGTCCAGCCCGCCGGGTCGCAAGCACGTCCGCAAGCTCCCGGAGATCACGGCCGTCGTCACCGCCTGCCGCCGCCTCGGCCTGATGGGCAGGATGATGGATTCCCTGCGGCGGAACTGCGTGGACCTGGACCAGGTCAGCCGCTGGCTGATCGTCGACGACGGCAGCAGCCTCCCTGATCGGCGGGAAATGTCCCGCCGCTGGCCGCACTGCGAAATCCTCTACAACAAGCGCCACGGCCACCACGAATCGGTCAACCTGGCCTACGAGCGGATCGCCACCCCGCTGACGCTCTGGCTGGAGGACGACTGGGAATTCCACCGACAGGGAAACCTGATCCACGAGTGTTTCTCCATCCTGCTGCACGATCCGCGGCTCGCGCAGGTCGGGCTGCCGTTCCAGGCCTGCCAGCCGCGCCGCACCGGCAGCGCCGTGCCGTACCGGTTCCACCTGTACACCGGCCGGCGCAACGCGGACGGAAGCGACAGCCACTGGCCCGGCTTCACGCTCAACCCCAACCTGCACTGGACGGACGCGGTCCGCGCCTGCCTTCCGGCGAAGCCGCCGGAGTTCGAGCATCGCATGGCCCGCCGCCTGCGCGACGCGGGCCGCTGGGTGGCGCACTGCGAGCCGTCCTGGTGCCGGCATGTCGGGGAGGTTTCGGCGTACACCCTGACCGGGCGGAAGAAATGAAAACCGAGGACCGGAAACCGGAGACCGAACCATGATCATCCAGCATTACCTGAACCTCTGGTGGGTCGGCGGCCTGGAACACGACCTCGTCCGGCTGATCGCCGCCACGCCCGGCTGGACGCACCGCATCGCGGTTCGCGGGACCATCGAGCCGGAGGCCCTCGGCCTGCTGGCGCCGTACGGCATCCTGCCGACGCCGTTCCGCTGGAGCGACTGGCGCGTGGCGGACGACGTCGATGTCGTCGTCCACCACAACCAGCCGGCGTCCGCGCCGGGCAGGGACAAACTCCGCCGGCCCGTGCTGAGCGTCTACCACGGCTTCCCGGCTTCCAGGGGCCAGTTCCATCCGCACGCCCTGAACTGTTCCGTCAACGCCGCCGGCACGGAGTGGCTGCGGATCAGGCAGGGCCTCTCCGAACTGCCCAGCCTGCATCCCGGCATGCGGTTGCCGCCCGTCCGCAAGACGGACTACTGGATCGGTTCGCCGGTGCGGATCGGCTGCATCGCCTCCGGGCGCATGGAGAAATTCTCCCCGCGCCTGCTGGCCGTCTTGAAACGGATTCACGAGCGACGGCTGGTGCATTTTCTCGGCTACGGCATGGCGCCGCTGGCGGAGCGGTTTCAAAATTGCGGCTTCCCCTGCACGCTGCTGGAACCGCGCGTCGGGCCGGGCAAGTGGGAGTTTCTGGAATCGCTGGACCTCGGGATTTACCTGGCGGGCTGCGCCGAGGGGTTCGGCATCGCCGTCCAGGAGATGCTGGCGGTCGGACTGCCGGCGGTGATCGACGCGCGGGGCGGCCTGCTGGACCAGGTCGAAGACGGCGTCAATGCCCTGCTGGCCTCCGACGTCCCCGGCGCGGTCGGCGCGATCGAGCGGCTGCTGGACGACGACCCCCTGCGCCGCCGGCTGGGCGAAACGGCCTCCGCGCGAGTGGCCGAACGGTACGGCCTGGCGGACTTCCGGGACCGCTACGCCCGGGCGATCGAAATCGCCCGCACCCTCCTGTGAAAATTCTCGGAAAAATCGGCGCATCCACGTCTACGGGTAGAACCTGGGCGATTTTTTGGTAGTGTTGCGCCTGCCGTCGCCCGATAGCGATGGCTGACGAGAGGCAACCCGGCCGAACCGCCGGAGGCTTTCCGCCCCAAAAACGGACGGAAAGAACCGCCTCGAACATGGCCGCACGGGGCCGTGCACCCGCGCGGCCAATTTTACGCGCCGCGGCACTGGAGAAAAGGTCATGCGATGACGGACGAGATCGAGGACATCCTCGAGCAGGCGGCCTCCGAGCCGGCCAGCGCCAGCGGGGACGGCACGACCGTCCAGCAGCACTCGCTGGACCAGCTCATCCGGGCGGACAAGTACCTGTCCGGCAAGCGGGCGGCGCATGCCGACCCGCGCAAGGCGTTCGCGCGGATGAAGATCGTGCCTCCGGGAACGGTGTGATTTTGTAGGACAGGCGGGACGCCTGTCGGACATGAAAATGAACTTCTGGCCCTTCAAGCGGAACAAGAGCGACTCGGCGGCGCCGGCAAGGTACCGGTCCCTTGTACGGAGCAAGAGCGACTCGGCTGTAAAAAAGGTCCGAGCCAAGTTCGACTCGGCGCAGACCACGCCCGACAACCGCCGCCACTGGGCCAACGCCGACAGCCTCTCGCCCGACGCCGCCGCCCGCGCCGACATCCGCCGCATCCTCCGCAACCGCGCCCGCTACGAGGTGGCCAACAACTCCTATGCCCGCGGAATCGTCCTGACGCTCGCCAACGACTGCATCGGCACGGGCCCGCGATTGCAGATGCTCCTGGAGAACCCCGAGATCAACCAGGCGATCGAGCGGGAGTTCGCCGCCTGGGCCAAGGCCGTCGACCTGCCCGCCAAGCTCCGGACGCTGCGGATGGCCCGGGCGCAGGACGGCGAGGCGTTCGCGGTCCTGTTCACCAACGAGAACCTCGCCCACCCCGTCAAGCTGGACCTGCGGCTGATCGAGGCCGACCAGGTGACCTCGCCCGGCGCGGCCGCCAAGGTCGGATCGGCCGAGGCGGTCGACGGCATCGAGTTCGACGCCTTCGGCAACCCGAAGACCTACCAGGTGCTCAAGGCCCACCCCGGCGGCGGGACCGGCTCGACGGAGATCGTTCCGGTCCCCGCGTCGAGCATGATCCACTGGTTCCGCGCCGACCGCCCCGGCCAGCGGCGCGGCCTGCCGGACATCCTGCCGGCGCTGCCGCTGTTCGCCCAGCTCCGTCGCTACACGCAGGCGGTGATCCTGGCTGCCGAGAGCGCCGCCAACTGGGCCATCGTGATGGCGACGACCGTCCCGCCCGGCGGCGAGGCGGCCGAAGTCGAAAAAGGCGCCGTCCAGGAGATCGAGACCGAACAGAACACGGCGGTCTTCGCCCCGGAAGGCTGGAAGCCCGAGCAGATCAAGGCCGAGCAGCCGGCCACGACGTATGACATGTTCAAGCATGAGATCCTCAACGAGATCGCCCGCTGCCTGAACATGCCGTACAACATCGCCGCCTGCAACAGCTCCGGCTACAACTACGCCTCGGGGCGGCTGGACCACCAGACCTACTACAAGTCGATCCGCGTGGAGCAGGCCCACTGCGAGGCGGTCGTGCTGGACCGCATCCTCGAAGCCTGGCTGCTGGAGGCCGTGATGGTCTTCGGGATCAGCCGGACGGGCGCTTCGCCGGTCCAGGCGCACCAGTGGTTCTGGGACGGCCACGAGCACGTGGACCCCGTCAAGGAGGCCTCCGCCCAGGCCACGCGGCTGGCCAACCACGCCACCACGCTGGCGACCGAGTATGCCCGCCAGGGCAAGGACTGGGAAACCGAGCTGCGCCAGCGGGCGAAGGAAATCTCGCTCCAGAAGGAACTGGGACTGCCGCTGCCGAACGAATCCGCGCCCGACGACGGCGGAGATGGAGACGCGGAGGCCGCCGCGATCGAAGACCTGCGCAGCCGAGTCGAGGAGATCGAAGATGCGATCGCGTAAGAACCACAGGCGACAGGCTTCAGGCCACAGGCTTCAGGCCGCCGCCAAGGCCCCGGCGAGCCCCGTGAGTTTCGTCAGCGACGGCGCGGTCCGCATCGAGGCGGCCGCGGGCGAGGGCAACGCGAAGAAACTTCCCCGCTTCCAGATGGTCGCCTATACGGGCGGGCCCATGCGCGTGGCCGGCTGGTTCCATCCGGTCGTGATCGACCTGGCCGGCCTGACCATCCCGTCGCAGTCGGTCCCCATCCGCGCCGGACACGACGCCGCCGCCGGCGTCGGCCACAGCGAGAGCGTCTCCATCGAGGGCGCGCGCCTGACCGCCGCGGGCGTGATCAGCCGCGACACGGAGGTGGCCCGCGAGATCGTGGCCTCGGCGCTGAACGGCTTCCCGTGGCAGGCGTCCGTCGGCGCCAGCGTGGAAGAGTACGAGTACGTCACAGACGGCCAGACCGTGGTGGTCAACGGCCGCAAGGTCAAGGGCCCCGTCAACGTCATCCGCAAATCGACGCTCGGGGAGATCAGTTTCGTGGACTTGGGGGCCGACCGCCGCTCGCGCGCGCGGGTCGCCGCCTCCGCGGGAGAAACCAACATGACATTCGAACAGTGGCTCATTGCAAAGGGCTTCGTCCGGGCGAACCTCGACGAGACGCAGCTGGCCAGCCTCCAGGCGGCCTACGACGCCGAAGTCGCCGCGGCCGGCGAAGACTGGAAAAAGAAGAACGCAAAGGACGGGAAAAAGGCCAAGGTCAAGGCGTCCGACGCCGACGACGACGAAGGCAAAGAACCCTCCGATCCCGCCCCGCGGACCGCCGCGGAGCAGATCCGCGCCGAGGCCGCCGCCGAAAGCAAGCGGATCGCCGACGTCCGCAAGGCCTGCACGGGCCACCCGGACATCGAGGCCAGGGCGATCGCCGAGGGCTGGGACGCGACGCGCGCGGAGCTCGAGGTGCTGCGCGCCGACCGGCCCAAGGCCCCGGCCGCCCACGTGCCGGAACAGGCCGCCGACGGCGCGGTGCTCGAGGCCGCGGCCATGCTCACCGGAAAGCTGACCGGCGAGAAGAAGGTCGAGCAGCTCTACGACGCCAAGACGCTCGAGGCGGCGTCCAAGCGGTTCCCGCACGGCCTGGGCCTGCAGGAGCTGCTGCTGGAGGCCGCGTGGGCCAACGGCTACACCGGCCGGAGCTTCCGCGACACCCGCGCGATCCTGCGCAGCGCGTTCGGCCACGACGTCGTTCAGGCTGGCTTTAGCACCATCGACATCGGCGGCATCCTGTCCAACGTCGCCAACAAGTTCCTGCTGGACGGCTTCTTCAGCGTCGAGCGGGCCTGGCGCGAGATCGCCGCGATCCGCAACGTCTCGGACTTCAAGACGGTCACCAGCTACCGGCTGATCGGCAAGGACCAGTACGAGCTGGTCGCCCCCGGCGGCGAGCTGAAGCACGGGACGCTGGGAGAGGAGACTTACACCAACAAGGCCGACACCTACGGCCTGATGCTCTCCATCGACCGGCGGGACGTCATCAACGACGACCTCGGCGCCATCACGACCGTCCCCCGCAAGCTGGGGCGCGGCAGCGGCCTGAAGATCAACGACGTGTTCTGGACCGCGTTCCTGGACAACGCCGCCTTCTTCGCCGCCGGCAACAACAACTATCTCTCCGGCGCGGCCACGGTCCTGGGCATCGACGGCCTGTCGGCCGCCGAGCGGGCCTTCATGGACCAGGTCGACGGCGACGGCAAGCCGCTGGGCGTGATGCCGGCGATCCTGCTGGTTCCGACGTCCCTGGGCGCGATGGCCACCATGCTTTTCAAGAGCCTGGAGATCCGCGACACCACGGCCAGCACCAAGTACCCCGTGGCCAACCCGCACGCCAACAAGTTCCGCGCGGTCGTCAGCCGGTACCTGGCCAACAGCGCCTACAAGGGCTACTCGGCCCTGGCGTGGTACCTGCTGGCCGACCCGGCGGACCTGCCGGTGATCGAGGTGGCGTTCCTGAACGGCCAGGAAAGCCCGACCATCGAGACGGCGGAAGCGGACTTCAACGTCCTGGGCGTCCAGATGCGCGGTTATCACGACTTCGGCGTGGCCAAGCAGGACCCCAAGGGCGGCGTCAAGAGCAAGGGTTCTGTGTAAGCCGGAACCGGGAACAACGGAACCGGGAACCCGGAAAACCCCTCTCCCTTGAGGGAGAGGGCGGGAAGAGGGTGATTCCGGCCCCGGCCTCAAGGAGAACGACATGACAACGTTCGTACACGAAGGAAACACCATCGACTACACGCCGGGTTCGGCGGTGGCCGCCGGCGACGTGGTCGTCCAGGGCGAGCTGGTGGGCGTGGCCCCGCGGGCCATCGCGGCCAACGAGCTGGGCAGCCTGGCGGTGTCCGGCGTCTTCGACTTCCCCAAGGACACCTCCACCGGCAGCGGCAGCACCGCCGGGACGGTGTACTACTGGGACAAGGCGGCCGAGGTCGCCACGACCGACTCCGACAGCGGCAACAACAAGCTGATCGGCAAGTCCGTCGCCGACTGCGACGACGCCGACGAGACGGTCCGCGTCCGCATGGACCAGTGAAAGCAGCAGGCGAAAGGCCACGGGCCGAAGGCTGAAGCCTTGGGTCTGAAGCCTGCGGTTTGAGGTGTTCGCATGGCCGGCGGTGGCCGGGACATCCTGGACTGGGCCCGAAGGTGGCTCGACGGCAAGCGGGCGGACCACCTGGCCCGTTCGGTCGTCTACGAGCGGGGCGCGAGTTCCGTCGAGGTGGACGCCACGCCGGGCCGGACGGTCTACGAACAGGCCAGCGAGTCGGGCGCCGTCGTCCATGCCGTGGCGACGGATTTTATCCTCGCCGCGGCGGACCTGGCGCTCGGCGACGAGCCGATCGAGCCGCGGGCCGGCGACCGCATCTACGCCCAGGCGGCGGACGGACGGGTGATCGTCCACGAGGTCCTGGACCTCGGAGGGGCAGGCTGCTGGCAGCCGTGCGACCCGGACGGCCTGACCCTGCGAATCCACACGAAACGGATCGGAACGGCGCCATGACCCCATCGCACACAACCAGAATTCCCGTCGGCCCGCCGAACGGCTGCGGCCCGCTGGACCGCGTGGAGTGCCGGGCGCAGTTCGCCCGCGTCCTGGCGGCGCTCGACCGGATCGACGAGGCGATCCGCGGCAACGCCCTGGGCGAGAAGCCTGGCATCCTGCTCCGTCTGGACCGGCTGGAGACGGCCGCGACGACGCGGGCGAGGCTGCTGTGGCTGATCGCCGCGTCGACCGTCGCCGCGGCGGTGGGAACCGTCTGGAAACTGATCGCGTCCGCGTGACGCGACACGAGGAGATTCATCATGCCGGAACAGCTTTTTATCCTTGGAAAAGACGCGAAACTCTACTTCGGGGCCACCGGGGCAGACCTGGCCGACCTGACGGAACTGGACAACGTCAAGGACGTCACGCTCACCCTCGAGGCGGGCGAGGCGGACGTCACCACCCGCGCCAACAGCGGCTGGCGTGCGACCGCCGCGACCCTCCGCCAGTGCACCGCCGAGTTCCAGATGGTCTGGAAGCCCGGCGACGCGGGCTTCGACGCCGTCCAGGCCGCCTTCCTGTCCAACGGAACTCTCGAGCTGGCCATCCTGGACCAGGACCGGGGCGTCGCCGGGGCGCAGGGGCCCAAGGGCAGCTTCTCCATCACGTCGTTCTCGCGGTCCGAGGCGCTGGAAGAGGCGATCGTCGTCAACGTCTCGGCCAAGCTGGCCGCGTTCGACGAATGGGTCGA